CCATAGTCTACAGTATATTCAAAAGGTTTTGAATTGTCAATAGTAATTACGTTTATTTTTTCTATCAAAAATAAATTTTTTCTCAAGAAGGTCTATCATTTGACTACGCATCTTTATCGCTCGTTCTCTGCAAGTAAAAGAGTATTCTCTTATATCGTCTTGTGAAAGACGTAATGAGAAACAAAAGAAACTTCCTTTCTTCTCTACAGAAGAACAAGACCCTCGAGCAACGAGATGTGGATTAAATCTTGCCCCGAATTTACTTTTAATGATATTAGACATATGTTGCCCTCCCTTATTCAATTTGTTCAATGGTAAATTTACGATATCTAAAAGATGCTGTTGCCTCAAGATATGCAATCTCGGTCTGCGTTACATCAAATTCAAGAGCTGTCAATGCTACAGGAAATAAGTCAAAGAAAGCAATACGAATGTTTGCATTGTTGTTACTTGTCAATACAACAAGAGAACCATCAGAGTAAATGTTTCCTGCCTTTGTCTGATTTGATTCAGATGCAGTTTTTCTAATTCCACCTGTTCTCGATTGTTGAATATCTTTATACTGACTAAAGTTATCTGGAAATCCAAGTCCAATGAACCAATCATATATCTCCTGATAGTTATTCATATCTTCATCAACTCGAAATCGAATATCAAAAGGTTCAAACGATATCTTTGTGCCTGGAGCAGGAGTATTAAGAAAAGGATTAGCAGTTAATGCTTCCGCCATAACCATATTTGGTAGTGTTGCAGCCTGACAGAAATATTCTATGTTTGGTGTACGAGACAAAATAAATCTAAATCCAAGAGGACTTAGAAAGTTTTTATTCGTTGGTTGATTATCTGTTATTGCCATTGAACACCTTTATGTTTTGTGTGTCTCCTATTTATAAGAACTATAAACAAAAAAAGGGGAGCCGAAGCTCCCCTGAGTTGTAGATGAATTGTTGTGTTTCTTACATTAAGTTTGTAACGAAACCAATTCTGTAGTATTTGTTGGTTTTTGCGAAAGCAATCGCACCATCAGCATTTGAAGTTGCAAATGGGTTGGCAACAATACCGTAACGAGTTTTGAACCCGATTTTTGGTTGGAATGTATTCTCACCAACGGCACGAACCATTTGGAGAGGTACATAAGGACAATAGAATAGACCAGCATCAAATGCAGATGCACCCTTATATCCAACTGTGTAGTATTCGTCACCACTTGCAGTTGAGAAGTATGGGTCAACATAAACTTTGATACGACCATTAAGTGTTCCAGCAAATGTGTTTCCTGTGTCATCAACATTTAGATCAGATGATAATGCAGGAGCATAGTCAAGAACACCAGCCATATTAAGAGCAGATGCAACATCAGAACCACAGATTAAGATGTTACCTTTTCCTCTACGAGTTGCTTTTGCAATTTCGTTGGCATCTCTGTCAATCTGGAAGATAAGACCTTTAAATCTTTCAACTGACCAACGACCGTTTGAGTCTGTGTCTAAGTTGAATGTTCCAGCAGATGATGTGTTGTTTTGAGCACCAGCAGTTGCTGTATAGTTAATTGTTCTAACTACTTCCCTGTTGATTTCAGCAAGGATTTCATTAGACAGAATGTTTGATAATTCTGTTTCTGCATCTAAACCATGAATTGCTTTTAGGTCTTGAGCAAGTTCCATTGTGTACTCAGCTTTTAATGCACGAGTCACAGCAGTTACAGTAACTTTCTCAATACTAAATGCCATTTCTGCGATTGAGTTTGCAGCTGCATCTCCGAGAGCTTCACCAAGAGCGGATGTCATACCTGTTGAAACGGTATAGCCTGAACCAGATGAACGGTCTGTTGGGTCTGAACCAGCTTGGTCAGTACCAACTGCACCATCAATAACAGCAGTAAAGTTTGCTGTGTTTGCTTTCTGTGAACCCATTGCAGAGTGAGAAGTGTTTGCTTCGTTAAGGAAAGCATCATCTCCAGACTGATCTTGTAGTCTTGGTCGCATTGCAAAGATAAGACCAGATGGGCCTGACATTGGTTGAACACCACAGATATCATAAGCAATTAAGTTAGGCATAGAACGTCTAACTAGACTTATTAATACAGGGTCAAAATTGTCAACAGAAGAACCTGTTGCGTTAGTAGGAGCAGCCTCACCAAGTAGTGTAGGTGCTTGATATCCACCAGAACCGAAACCTTGTTCCTTTGCAGAATTTTCCTGCTGTTCTAGTAGGTGAGCAGTAACTGCTCTTTTGTGAGGAGAATCAATCTTTGGTAGGTCTGGATGATCTAGTACAGGCCCCCACTTTTTGTTCAACTCTTCTTTTAAAAACTCAGCCATTTTTTTCTCCGACTTTCGTAGTTTAGAATTAATAGGTTACTTCTTTAAAGTGCGAGACAATGTAGAAACGTAGTTACTCATTGGGCCCGTAATTTCAGTTTCTTGAACTTCTTCAGTTAATGGAGTTTCTTCGTCTACATTGACTTCTGAAGTTAATTCTTCTGACTTTTGGTTGAAGTAGTTTTCTTTAATAATGTTAATTTTAGACTTGTAGTCCTCTTGATTTTCAAAGTCCACATTGGAAGCTAAATCACGAAATTTTTCAATTTCACTTTCTGTCAAACCTTCTGTACAACTATTGAAAGTATTTTCACACTCAAACTCTTTGATTGTCTTATTGAGTTCTATGTTGTTTTCAGTCTGTTCTTTAAGGTCTGACTCTAAGTCATCAACTTTGGAAACAAGTTCTTCAACAACGTCTACTTTCTCGTCTGGAATATCAACATAATGTTCTGTGAACAATGATTTTAGACCAGATAAGAAATCTTCTGAAATCTCTCCACGAATACCTCTTTCGATGGCAACCTTGTTTTCTTCAATCCAAGAACCAACAACGTAGTCTAGGTAATCGTCTACTTTAGTAGAGAGCTCTTCAGCAATCTTTTCTTTTGATTCTGCAAGATCAGCATCATTAGAGTCTGTGATCTTTGCAAGAACTTCATTGACTTTAGAGATTACAGCAGTTTCAAAGATAACTGTTGCCTTAGTTTTAAAGTCCTCTGTAAGTTCATCTTCTGAATTGAAGATTGCATCAATATCTTGAGAAACGTCAATATCTTCTTTGGTGATCTTCTTAGAAGAAACTTTGACGGACTCTTCTTGTTCGTCATCATCTTCTTCGTCATCTTCGTGAGCACCTTCTAACTTCTTGACCATTTCGTGATAAGCAGCGGTGAGTTCATCTTTTTTAACTCCACGCATTTTATCGACCATAGCGTTAATCATACCGATTTTTGTAGTCGGTGCTTTCTCGCCAGGTGTTTTACTATCACCAGCTCGAGTTGTTTTACCAGAATCTTTTGGGTCAGGAACTTCTCCTGCATCCCCACCAGATGCCTTAAACTCGTCTAGTTGAACCTCTGAATCAGTTGCTTCGTCAAGAGTTGGTGTCTCAACAGCTTCCAAGTCCTGAGCGTCAGTATCTACAGTTTCTTCAACTGAGGTATCTTGTTGACTATTGGACATTGCATATTTCTCCCTATAAAACTAAGTAAAGAATTTCGTTAATATTATTTATAAAAAAACTTTTTTACAATCTACTCAAAAAACGATTAAATACTTCAAGCTTTCTTTCTTCAAGATCACGTTTTGATGTATTTGATATGGTTTTTTGAATATCTTCTATTTCTCGAGCAACCCAAGCATTGTTTACTTGAACCCACTCGACTCCTTCCATTATTCCCTCTACAAATGCAGATGGAGCAGAAGGGTCTGCTACAATATCTCCAGCAGTTGCAAGTAAAAAGTCTTTTTGAACTTCAGCAACTCCCTTTTTATTGTTCTTTAATGTTCCCATGCCTCTTGATGATACACCTAATGTTGCACCTTCACGCATAAGATTCTTAACTATGTCTCCCATTGGAGTACCCATAATCTTTGCACGACCTACAAAGTTGTTTCCGTCTTGCTTTAACTCTTTTATCATGTGTGATACTCGGTCAAGATTTATAACTGGCCCTTGTGGATGACCTAACTCTCCGTATGCACGATTCTTTGCAACATACTCTCTGTTATATCTTGCAACTTCTTTTTGTAAAGTCTCTACAGGATAAACTCTACCGTTACGGTTTTTAATATCCGCCTGCATGAAGATACCTTCAATAAAGTATTCTTTCTCACCATCTTCTTTTGCTTCGGTGACAAACTCAAGTTTTTGTTCCTGTACTTCACAGATAAGTTTCATTTTAGTTTCCTAACTTACAGTTGATCTTTTGTGTAGTTTCAGAACAATACTTCCCTTTGCAGCTGTACCAGAAAGTGTAAAGACTACGTTTGATGCCCTTTCAAATGAGTTACACTCTAAATGAATATTGTCTCTCTGAAAATTAATTTGTCCGTTTTGCCCATAACATTTGAAAACTGTATTTCCACCTCTTTTAATATCCCACATATTGGCAGTACCAAGATTTGACCAAATGATTTCTGAGATGTTCATTTCATTTACAGTTTCATTTACTGTGTTTGCACCATTACCAAGTAGTCCACCTGTTGATGCACCCACCTGATTTAATGCAACAAATCCTGTCGCATTTGCAGATATAGTGACGTATCCACCTTTTTGATTGTTGTATATTTTAGTTGTCATTTTACTACCTTATTTAACGGCTGAAAAAGCAAAGTCTACCATTTTCATAAATGCATTTGGGCCCTTCTCAAGTTGGTCTGCAAATTTCTTTTGATTAGCAGGTTTTAGTGCAGCCACTACTTGAGTAATAACATTTGCAGTTGTCATATCAACAGTTAGAGTTTTACCATTTTTAAATTTAACTTTTTGTGCTGATTTGTCTTTTACAATCTTTTTAAGAGTGTCAAGAACTTTTCCTTCTTTGATTGCAGTCTCTAAGTCTTTTGCCTGACCAGCATGAGCTTTACTTGCACCTTTTAATTTATCAACAATTTTTTTTAGGGCTGGTTCGTCATCTTTGTCAAGTGCTTCTTGTACTTCTTCGTTTTCATAAAATAAATCTGCAACATCTTTACCATACTTTTTTGCAAATTGAGCCTTACTCATTTTTCCTGCATCTTTTTCTGCAGCTTGTTTAAGTTTACCCTCTTCAACTTCAACTTGTTCATTTGCTTGTTGAGCAGGAACTTCATTTTTTGTACTTATATCTGTTGTTCTTTTACCAAAAAGTTTTGACATAAATTTTGATTGGTCTGTACCACCTTGAGTAATAGTATCATCTCTCTCACCTTTTTCTGCAAGTTTTCCAGACTTAGGTGGATTTCCTTTTCCTCTGTCATTACCTTCGTGGCCTGGAGTTGGAAAGGGTTGATCTATCTCACCATTGAAAATCTTTGCTTGTGAGTCATTAAGATATGGTGCTTTTTCGACTTTATGTAAATCCATAAATTCTTTTTCACCCATTGCATGAGGTTCTGCACCAAGAGCAGCTGCATCATTTGCCTCTCTAGGTCTATAACCTAAAAAGGGTTGCCCTGCCTCAGTAAATAACTCACTAAACTTTTTCATTGGTTATTCCTCTTCTGATGGTGTTTCTTTGTTAAACAAAGATTGTCCAACTTCTATCTTTTTTAGTTCAACAGCATCTTTTGCTTTTTGCATAAGAAGGTCTGAAACCCCTTGTTTAAATTCAGCTGTTCTATCTGCCATTAAATGATTCACAACGTCTTTACTTGTAACTTCTTGACTCTCTGACATAATATGCTCCAATTTGTGTAATTTGTATTATTTATAAGATTTAATATTTTATTC